TGGATTTCTCCTCGGTTGCGGGTGCTTCACTCGAAGCATCCTGTTTGTTTGTTTTGGCTTCTTCAGCAGGCGCGGGTGTCTGCTCGGTATCTCCGCTGGCCTTTTCCTCGGTTGTCTTTTCGGCTTTCGGCTCTTCATCCTTTTTGGTTTCGGGAACGTATTCCCGTCCCTCATCGGACGCTTGCGCCATCGCCAACAATTCATCCTCGGTCAGGTTGTTTGAATCGGCCATTTGACCCTTTCTTACACTATGCGCTGGGGAGTCAATCCAACACTAGGTTAGGTTGCTACTGGTTCATCCTCTCCATCGCCGTAGCCAGCAATGGCGGAGTTTATTTTTGTGCTTGCCAACGACTCTAAGGTCGCCACACAAGCCCTATAACCATTAGCACGTCCACACGCTTCCGCAAGTCTATCAGGTTTTTCCATGACTGCGGTGGCATTTTGACGCACTGTTAGGTTAAGAAGAATCAAACTAAGCCGTTTTCCGGTTGGCGTGCCAAGGAATGCAGTCCACGCCTTCTCGTCCTCCTCATTCCACTTTGGTTCCTCAACCCAAGCCTGATCCCTAACAAATGCCAACGCTGCTTTTAATTTTCTCATAATTTTACCGCCCAAGAATCACCCTGGAAAAGTACGGCCTCTTTACCTGTAAGCGTCTCGTGTATAGCCTTTTGTACATCCTTGAAACTCCAATCGTGTCCAGCAAGGACCGCTCCATCACGAAGCTTCGGCCTCCAACCTTTGATGTCAGCCAAGACCGCTTCGTACCTATGATCGCCGTCCACATAAATAAAATCTAAATCACTATCCTTAACATGCTGTAATGCGTCAAGGCTTTTCCCACGGCTATAGAAAACATTGCCCAGCGGAGTGGTGCGCTCCTGAAATGCCTCAAAAACAAATTTCATCGGGCATTGCTGGCTTGCCCTATCGTGAATATCGTATCCGTTTAACCAAGGATCTACAGCCAATACTTCCTTAAAATGCTTGGCGATGACAACCGTACCCTCGCCACTATACGACCCAATCTCAACCGCTTTGCCAACAGCACCCTGCTGGTTAGCCCATTCGCAAAGATGTTTTAAGCCTTCCGCCTGGAAGGCATCCCGCATTACGGGAACCTTCAAGCAGGCATCGGTGCGGGTGCTTGCCCTTGCATGACGCCAGGAGGCAGTTGTTGAGCCTGCTGTTGCATGGTGGCTTTAGCCGCATCACGAAGCTGTTTTTGAATAGCGCGGGATGTATTGGGATCGATCTTCTCCAACGCAGCCAAATGCTGTTGGAGGTGTGCCATGAGTACCTGCATGGCTGCCTGGTCTACAGGCTGCTGGCGGGCTTGTGCCGCCTGATTAAAGGCAAACAATACAGAGATGTGCGCCTTGTGGTCATCAGAAGGTTTGATGGCAACAGGGAATCCGGTGGCAAGCATGGTCGCAATTTCGGTTGCCTGATCCTCTGCCTGATCGCCTGATGCGGCTTGAGGATCTTGGAACAACCGGCGAACCAAAGAAGGATCGTCCTGTTCCAGAACTGATTTGACCAACTCACCCTGATTGACGAATGGATTATTCTGGAACATCTGCATGCGAGCAACCGATTTCTGCAAAGCAAACTGGCGATTGATAAAGTCCAATCCACCCTTCGGTTCGATGGAATACTCGGCATGGATACCTTCTGGCACCATCTGTCCGGTTTCCTCGGCATACCGATACATCAAGTCTTTCTTGTTGTACTGCGTGTAAAGCGACCAGCACTGCTTAAACAAGTGCGCCAAGCTCATGCGGAAAATGCGGTTCCTCAAATCGCCTGAAGCTGCCGCCTGCCCCTGAATGGCCTGCACCTCGGTTGCAGTCTTTCGATCTGCTCCTGTGTACTGACCGGTTGCGCTAATATCGAACTGACCCATGCGCTGTTCTGCCAGCATGCGCTCCTCCAGCATCAAACGCTGGAAATCGAATGGAGGTTGGCTGAACTGAACCGGTTTCAATCCCTGTGGCAGAATCTGCCCAGGCTGCATCTTCAGATTCGCCGTGTTTAGCGAGATCGGATTCTGCGCTTCAAAAACGGGTCGGTTGGCAAGCTCCACATAGTCCGAGAGGCTGTTCTTTAGTTTATTCAGCAGGTTCTCGCCTGGGAGTAGGATTTCCGCCACTCCTCTTGGGCTATACCAACCGCCCCCTGTGACTTCATAGGGGAAATCTACAAAAGGAGGTTCGCCGTGGTTGTACGGCAAAATGAAAGTCTTGCGGATGTCGGTCTGGATCTGGAGCGGACTGTAGGTCTCTACCTTCCACCCGTCCTTGGTCGGCGTATACATTTCCCAAAGAATGATGCGATCATTCTCGCCTTCCTGAGTAATTCCTTCCCGTCGATAAATCTCATCCTGAATTTCACTTCGTAAGCCCACCGATTTGGAGGGTTTACCAGAAATGATTTTGATAAGTTCCTCGTCCTGCTTGTAAGCGGGATTTGCCTTATAGGAGTCGACTGAAGTTGAGATGATGTGTACGATGAAATCCGCATCTTTGAACTCCTTGGTATAAGAAGGAACGATGATATGGAAAGGGTCAATCGCGTCAAACCGAATCTGCTTCTTGTCCTCATCCCATATCACCTTGGCAACGCCACGGCCATAGAGCAGGATGTTGTCGATGACTGAAACGATCTCCTTCTGAAAATTGGTTTTCTCCCGCATGTTGTAATCAAACCAACGCTCGGCTGAAACCGTGATCGGAGTCAACTGCTGACGCATGGGGACAAAGCTGGAAAGGATGTCATTGCCAATCGCGCTGTTGACGAAACTGGGTTTGAGCTTCTCAATGGCAGTATCAATCAACTGAACGTGAAGGTCGGCTGCGGTTGGCCAAGGTTTAATCTTGCGGCGAACGCCAAAGTAACGGGCCTGGTAAAACAACCGCTGGCGGTTCTCCCAGCTTTCACGCTGGTTTAACGCCTCTAGGATTCTTTGATAATACGTTGCCCGTGGATTGTTATCAGCCATTATTTTTCGCGCTCCCGCTTTAGTTCGTATGACAAATCGTTGACGTAATGTAAAGCTTTTCTTGCCCAAGCCTTGACCCCGGTGGTGCTATTTCGTACTTCAGCATAATTTTCATCCGACATCAAATCACTTACCGCTCCGCTTGTCCTCGTTGATGGTGTCGTTGTAGCGCACCCACCAAGGCTTAGGACCAAGATCGTCATCAATGGCGGAATGATTGTTCCGCCACTCGCCCTCAATCTGGTCAATGCGCTTTTCCCGCCATCCAGGAATGATGCGCAAAATCGATGCGATGATTTGAAGTATCGCACCGATCACTATTACTTATTTGATGTTCAGCCCGACACCCTTTAGGAAGTTGACAACTTTCTCAAGGAAAGAGTCATCAGCGGGAGTGGGGGTAAGTTTCACAATGATTCGAGCGGCCAAGACCACTCCGCCAACAGCGGCGACAATCTCGGTCCAGTTTGAAGTAATCCAATTCCATACGTTCATAATTAACCTCCTGGGTCAAATCCAGCCATAACGGGGTCGCTCGACTCCATCATGGTAAGAAGCGACTTCCACGTTGGCTTCTCAACGGGAAAAGTCAAATCCCATCTCATACTACCACCATCAAGGCACAGGGCAAGCGCGTCTGCTCTGTCTGGGCTTGCCAGACCCCTTGCGCGCATCGAATCCTTGGATTCAACTCCAAGCTTGCCCTTGCTGTTGGTGATTGACCGGCGACAGGTAAGTTGCGCTGTCAGGTCGTCATCGTCAGGCAAAATTATCTCTGCATCCTCAATCTTCTTGGCCATGCCGTACCACATCTCGGCAGAGCGGTTGGTATAGGCATCGTTGTCATATGCAGCCGCACCAAAGTTGACGCGGTTGACCTGCCAGCCGGATTCAGCTAGGGCATCGCACATGACCATGCCCAACCCGCTTGCGTCAGCATAAATGTTGTTAGGCTCAAGCCCCGCCTTCTTAAACTCAACAATAAACCTACCCACAGCCGCCATCGTATCCCTTTCGCGCCATGCGATCATTGGTAGCACCTTATTGCCATCCCTAATACAGAGTACGTTGGCATCGCCACCGGCGGCGAAATCTACCCCAGCAATCCTTACACCAGGCTTGAACTGGGGGGGCGTGTTATAGCAGTTCTGGATCTGGTTAAGGTTAATAATTAGGCTTTCGTTGCCTATGTCCACAAACTCGCCATAG